AAGTTATAACACATCCAGAAAAGTTTTCTTTAGGAGCATTGACTAAGCCATTTATGCCACTGTACCACAGTATTTTATTATTTGGAAGATTATTAAAATCCTTGTATTCGTCAGGGAGTACTTCATTGGAATAGAATAATGATCCATACGCATTTAAAGGACTATTCCACGTACTCCATTTATCTGAGCTAAATATTCTAATGAAAGTATTATTTTTTTGCTGTTCATAGCATACCTGCACCTTAGCACCGCCCTCAGCGACATATGAGTAAGTTATAACACATCCAGAAAAATTTTCTTTAGGAGCATTAACTAAACCATTTATGCCACTGTACCAGAGTATTTTATTGTTTGGAAGATTATTAAAATCCTTATATACTTCAGGGAGTGATTCATTAGAATAGAATAATGATCCAAAACCGAGCATTGATAAATTTGTTATTCCGTATACAAGCCCACTATCAACAAAACTGTTTTTGATGTAAGTAAAAATATGACCATTTGTTGTTAACACATATGTTTTTGTTTTGTCGGTCATATCACTTTCTGAAACAACGAAAATAGGGTTTGCGTTTTCGGTTATAAAAGGCATAATTAAATTGGATAACTCACCGCTTTTTGCCATATTGTTTAATTTGTTATTGATTTCTTCCTGTACATCCAGATTTTTGAAATAATCCTGCACATAACTTTTTAAGTCGTTAAAAGCATCCTGCAAGTTGTCAAAATTTTTCTGCATTGCTTTCCATTGTGCAACAAGTTTGTTAAATTCCTGTAAAAACCAATCTTGATTTAATTCGTGGAAATTAGTGTAAGGCCCTAAATTTTCCATACTCATAAAATATTACCTCCTATTAATACACCATTAAGCAAAAATTTTCGATGAAACTTTCTGCTATTACATCATACAAGTTAAAAACTACTAAGTCTCGTTCGCTCTGTATCATTTGCTGTGACGTGGTAACACCAATGTTTCCATGCGCTCGTCCTGTTCTTGTGTGATTTCCAGTTCTTCCGTCATTCACGTTTTCTTTTTCTGTGTTGGTAATACTACTATTTTCCGTGGTATCTCCATCCGTAATCTGTTTCGCATGATCCGCAAGTCCTGAATTGAAAGCTGTATTTTTATCTGTTATGTTAACACTATTCGTTATTTCATTCGTGCTAGTGCTTTTTACTGTGTTATCTCTAACACTGGAAGTTGTCTCATCATCAGTATCAGTCCAATTTTCCATACGATCATAGTTTTCGATAGGATTATATTCAAGCACTGTCGTATCATATAACTTTTTCCAATTAATCTGATACTTGTTACTCCAGATTGTGATACGATTTTTAAGATATGTAAAATCGGGATATAAAATCTCTAACTCCCTTGTTCTCATTAAAATCGCATCAATAGCAATCTGTTTCACAAGACCTTCAGGAACATTGAATCCGTCAAACAATGTGTTATCATAGTTATATAATCCCTCAACGGTTAATAAACTCAATCAGAATCACCTCCTGATGTTTCACTTGAAACATTTTCATTCGGGTTGTGTCTCCAATTTACAGATACTTCAACATCAAACATTTTTTTAACATCATCACAACTTTTCTTCCATCCGTCTAACCACATTTCCATCCTAGTTGACGTTTCCACATCATTGCTCTCAGCTTCGGAAGAAATCATTCTTTCTTTCTTGTCTGATCTGGCAGAGGGAATACCAACCTCAGTGCAAAACAACTCTTCCAATCTTCTCAGAGTATCCAGAACATCACCAGCAATGTAATTCTGTCGCAAATTATTAACAAAATAATCCCACGGTTCCTCCGTCTGATCTCCTCTCTGAATCCTCAATTTCTCATCATAGAAAACAGCTAATTCACCTCTCATGACCTGATCCATGACTTTTTTCAGACTTTCCGCTCCAGCTTTATTCCTTGCTCTGAATACATACGCAAGCTTGCTGTTCATTACGTTCATGTCCAGAGATTCCATAGCAATAGCCATTTCATTCGCATATCTCCCGACAAGATCCATGATCCCACCATAGTCAGCGGTACACTTGAAAATAACACACTGCTCACCAATCACAGGCTCCATTACACCCTTTAGCAATGGATTGCTAATCACGGCCTGAGCTGGTCTGTAAAAAACATTGTATCCCTTGAGTGTGCATCCCTGTGGAATTACACCAAACTTGTCCGTATTGATGATTGCAACTGTGCCCCAGCAATATAAACAATACAAAAAATAATCTTTATCCCAGTTATCCGGCACTTCCCACTTCATCACAGAAATAGCTTTCTGTAACAAATACCTCTGAAAATACCAAAACAACTGAGTATTTTTGCAGTGATTGGTGCTCGGGCTTATACTACTATTATACTGATTGATATAATTATACATCACAGGAGCACCAACACCTGTATTACATCCAAACATATATTCACCTCCTACAAATTATTAAAATAATCAAACCACGCTCTAGCATATCCGGCACGTTCCTGATGTATACTAGCAGGTCTTTCATAGTTTGCCTGAAACGCAAGTGCAAGGTATCCTGCATCCTGTGTACTAACACTCCAATCTCTCCAACTCAACGGGTATGCACTTGTGCTATACCATTGTGGTTCGATACCCCAGTTTTTAATTCCTGAACTCTGTTGAAACTCTGCAAAAATAACACTCAACTGTTTTTGACCATCATACCAATCATCATGATTTCCATATAATACGTCAATAACATTATATAAATCAGTCGGAGGTGTCCACTGAACAAGCCCGTGTCCAGTACCTCCAATTTCAATCAGTGCTGGATTGAAAGTGCTTTCCTGTTGAATATTTCCACAAAGTCCGGCAATAGCATTTACACTCCACCCCTGAGATTTAAAATAATTTAAAATCACAGTTGCGTTATTTATAGCTTTTTCATTGTTTCCGCACAGGTTAGCGGTGGGATTGCCAAAATACTCACTATTTCCACCTACCTGCCAGTCACCACCGGAGAAAGGCCAACGGTAACAATGTGTGTAATGCGTACCGCTCTGTATATCATATGTATTAATACTAACCTGATCCGGCAGAGGTTTTTTGGAAGTATGCGCTCCCATAGTATGACCACCATTGTCCAGATCATGAACAATTTCTGTATGTTGATGTTCACTGCTATTAATAACAAGAATATCTCCCACGTGAAAATCAAAAGTCGCAAAGTCTGTTATTATAATTTCCTCAAAACCCAGACTTTTTAAAATTCCGCCCATGGTGTAGGTTGTAAAAGGCCATGCACTCAAATTGATCTCATATCCTGCATGCCCCAAACCATACCACACGAAAGACGAACAATCATAGTATGTTATACCATTAACTGTGCGCTCATTTCTGTAGTCCTGCGAATAACCAACGGCAGGATCATTACATTTTTCTATCCACCAACTCATTGCCTGCAACATTAATCCACCGATCCCCCCTGTTCCACCCGAACCCCACGGATTCTGACCTGAGTTAGCACTTGTCATAAGCGCAACGAACATTGAAATATTGCTTGCGGGAAAGCTACGCATAATATACACCCCCCTCAAGGATTTGTTTGATCTGTTCTTTTTCGTTTCGGGTTGCTCCATGCACATTAATCGAACCATTTTCAACCACATAATATCCAGAGCCTAACTCCTGCATTGTGCCGTTTTTCATGTAAGGCCTGCCATTATCCGCTCGGTCTTCATCCGTGATTTTATAGAATGTTTCAATAACAAAAGGTATACGTGCTATTGATAACAACGTACCATTAACACCTCTTGTATGTACATCAGGTATTGCACTCTCAACTGCATTTGCAACTCCTGACGCACTTCCCAAAAAATTGCCAGAAAATAAATTCCCGATACTACTTAGCAAATTACTTCCACTTTCAATAATGTTTGCCCGTAAATCACTCACCTGTATGTTAACTCCAATCTGTGCATAACCACTATATAAAGTAACACCTCCTGCGCTCACAGACATAACACCAACTCCGCTCATACAGTCAATAGTTTCGCTGACTGTTACGCTCTCAGCACTTGCAACTTTTCCTCCGTCAATATCAAACGTACCCCACGGGTCAATAGTTAACTGAATCCTGCGAAACGGTGAAGCGTTGAGAAATGTTCCACGTGAAACCTGTGGGTGCTGAGAAATCGGCATATCAAAAGACCTGCTATAAAAAGGCTTATTACCCAACTTCAACGCAGTCACATCACAAGACCAAAAACCGAACTTAACTTCATTCACCGGTTTACTTCCTGCGCCAACATTTTCACAAGGAAACCACATAACACTTGTCAGATATTGAAACGGATTGAACAAACATTTTAGCAAACTATCTGTGATCTGCTGACCTGAGATGTTCGCCCAGTCAAGAGTGGAAAATATCTTTGAGCAAAAATCTGCAAAATTAGTGGGAATAAAAGCATAGAAATTTGTAAGCCCATCCTCTCCCACAATGCCACAAACAAAATACCCCTGATTTAAACCATACTCAGCTACCGGAAATAGACCATCATTAACAACTGTCTTTTTCTTAACTGGTGTTGACAACGTTGGGTATAACGTATCCATCACATCTCCATCAAAACTTGTGGAGCTTCGGATAAAAAACAGGTTACTAGCCTGTATTGTATCCCGATACGTTGCCAACACATCCACAACGCAATGCGCAATCCACGTGTTGTTTCTGTATTCCCAATCTTCAATCCAATATGACCTACCAAACTCACTGATCTCACAATAATTCCAACCGGGTGCCGATCCACCATTTCTTAGTATAATCTGAGGATTTTCAATAGAACATGGCTCATTTATATTACAGGAAACGGCGGTAACATCACCGCCGACAACTCCTGTAGAATTAACTCTTTTGCTTGCTGTCTTAAAATTGACTGTTACCGCCATTACCTTATCCTCCTATTCAAGAACAAAAACAACACCATTTTCTGTAAGATCATTCCAATATCTGTCAGTGAAATGATAGTAAATATTCCAGTAACCACCGGCACTGTTGAAAGGCGTTGTGCTACTCCACTGTTTGATCGTAGTAAGCCCCATAGCCTCCTCATCAAACAGTACGGCAAAGATGTTGCTCATTTCCTGAGCGTCTCCCGTTTTTACACTTCCATCCGGAAGCATAACGGAAGGCGTTACATTAATATCCATCGGACTGTCAAGTGTCTGCCAGAAATTAACCTTTTCATTTGTGGCAATCTTCAAATACTGGTCATGGAACGTGTTACTCAGAACCATTGTATCTGCGGTATGAAGATCCGGGCTAAAAATCATGATGTTCTGCATACTCAGCGGAGTATGCCGTGCAATCTCTTTTCCCGTGATATTCGCATGGAATCGAGTTGTTCTCTCTGTGAAAAAGTCCATGTAAGTCATGATCTTAGCACAAGCCCATTTATAAAAACTCAGGAAATTCTCCGCTTTTCTTACATCATTAGCGGTTAACTGTGTTCCGTTCTCGGTATTGTACATCGTGAGCAACTTAACAACATGCTCTCCAGTATACCCAGTATTACCTGCAGTAACTTCTGCCTGCCAGATATTTTTTGCTCCAATGTAGTTCGCTACACATGCTCTTGCCATGCTTTCGTGGGCCTGTTCGATCATATCCATCGTGTTCTGAGTATACATGGAAATAAACTGCCCGAACTCATCGGGATTACGAAACGCCTGATCTAACTGATCTCGAAAGTACGTTCTATGTCTCTGGAATACCTGACCGCCATAGAAATTAGTCTGTAAAACTTTTCCTTTTTTGATCTTGTACATGTCAACCGCTGTGTTATCATCAAGTGGTTGTCTCTGATCGTTTTCCCAATCATCGTCCAGCATCCCCAACTTTCGCACATGGTTTCCCCACTGCTGTGTGCTTCTTCTTAACCCTTTAAACTTTGCATTGTACGGTCGCACAGAAAAAATAGTCCTGTCAAGAACCTGAGAAATGCTGTTCATGATCCTGTCATTACCCACAAGTAACAATGTCTGCGCCTGTGCCACGAAAGAACTTGTATCTATTGCTTTCATGGTTTCAACACCTGTTGCCTGTTTAACGATATCATTCAGAACTGTGCTGATCTGGTCAAAAGTTAATGTATTCGCCATTATTTTTCACCTCCTGTTAATCCCTCATAGTTTGGAGGATTGATAATGCTAGCAATAGCATCTTCGGTTGTAACCTGCTTCGGAACTGCGTTCTGCATCAGATTAACGTTGTTACTCTGCACCGCGCTTGTGAGACTTTTAAGAGCACTCAGAACATCATTCTGTTCACTGATCTGCTGAATCTGCTGTGTCTGCGGATATGCCTGTGGCTGTGGCTGTGCCTGTGGCTGTGCCTCTGGAAACATCTGTGGAAACTGCTGTGTATATCCCTGCACACCCTGCGCCTGTGCCTGCTGATAGTTCTGTGGATAGAACTGTGGCTGTGGCTGTGGCTGTGGCTGTGGCTGTGGCTGTGGCTGTGGCTGTGGCTGCGGCTGTGGCTGTGGGGCACGCTGGGTGGTTGTGCCTGACATTGTGAGGATTTCTTCTTTTGTGAATCCTGCTGAGATAAGTGTGATAAGATTATCGAGTGTCATATCTTGTAATCCCTCCTTAGATAATTTTTATGTGAAAATCCGGTGGAAATGATACCGTCATGTTCGTAAGTGACTGCATACCAGTTTCCAGAATAACATCCCAGACATATGCATTTTGTGTTTTTCGGCATTTCTGCGATAACTGTTCCGTCTGTGTTAGGCTCTGCCCGGATCATCAGAGGTTCAGTGTTCGTTGTGACGATGTACACACCTCTGATATTTTTGTTGTAGTTAATCGTCATTTTTTTCACTTCCTGTGATATGATCTGTGAGTTTTGTAAGTGCCTGAGTGTTGTTGTTGAGTGCTTCTGTCATGTTTTTCATTTCTTCCTTGTGCGCATCGGTTTCTTTCTGCCACAAATAAAAAGTTGCAATCAGACAAGCACATGGCACTCCGATATTGCTAATAAGTGTTGATAAGGAATTAACGTCCATATTTCACCTCCATTGATTATATTTAGCACAACATATAATATGTTTCACGTGAAACATTAAAGAAAGGTGAGAAATGTTTCACGTAAAACAAAACATATGTGGGCTGTGACACTCCACATATGTGACGAAAGATTAAGTGCTACAAATTCTTGAGTTGTACATACTCATGCACATTGGACCATTATGATCCCACGCTCCCAACGTGTTGTACGTGTGCCACGAACACTTGTCTTTCTACGAAAGATTATAGCAAATAAAAAAGGACAAGTCAATACTTGTCCTTGAAATAATGTTCGAAAAGTGATTTTGATGTGATATCCTCAAACGTAATCTTATTTGACAGGTACATATCCCATAGGTATACATAGTCCCTGCGGAAAGCTTTTATGTCTTTATCAGATTGCGTGTATGCGGGTGGATTCCCTGAGTGATGCCTTGTAACGTATATAGTGTTTTTATTTTTCCGCTCATAGATTGTTATTGAATCCATACGACATAACGGAATTAATTCTTTAATGTTTGTCGGTTTGATTCCTGTATAATCCGCGGAATAGAATTCATTGCCGAGTGCCATGCGGTTAAAATTAGAATCTGCACCAGACATTTTATATAGTGCTGTTTCTTTTTTACGTTCGGAAATTGGTGAATCGAATAAATTAAAAAGTCCGATCCCACGTTCCTGCATAATTGAAACTGATTGCTTTCGGATATCCATTGCAGATACTTTTTCCATTAAGTTGTTCTCGATGAACATATTACAAGAAAGATTTTCTGAGTTTGAAAAGAGTAAAAACTGAATTGGTGTTTCTCCCTCTAGCTCTCTGTTTCGGTTCATTGTTTCGTATGCATTTTTGAAAGCATATCCTGCATTTTCAACTTTACGTTCACGTTTTTCCGGTATAAACTCGTCATATATTCCTATCTCCACGTCCGAAGCATCGAAACCACGTAAGTTGGCGAACGTATTTAGAGCGATTGCATAACCTAGAATCGGGCCTGTATACACCAGTTTTCCGTTATCATCTGTGTATGTGTTGTAAAATCCTGCGACATTTTTTCCAATCGTTTTTGGATAGATTGACCATCCCTTGTCTTTGTTAAGCTTCTTAAAAGGCGATAGTTCTGGAATTTTGATTGTGTCAATCTGCATCTGCAAGGATCGCATATACACGAAAATTTTCTTGTGTTCAATACAGTATTCGAGACCTCCATAAGTTTTCCCCGTACCTCGTCCGCCCCATACATAATTGAACTTTTGGCCATATCCCAAAACAGCAGGTATCGAAAGATACCCGCTCTTATCATATAAAGATAACATATTATTTCTGTGGCTCTGGCATAGGAATGTTCTTTTCAGGATATCCCATGCGGGCAAGCGCGCGATCTGGGGAAACAAGCGCACAGATGAGATAGTCACGGCCTGATTTTGATGTTCGGTGAAGAACCTCAATAAAAAACATATCTGGAACTTCTTCCATGTCAGATACCCGATCAACAACGTCCTCGAATGATTCACGGAAAGTTGTTGACTGACCGGAAAATACATCTCCTGTATTTGCATCCTGCACTGAAATACAGGTGATTTCATTTCCGATGTTATCAGT